GCCGATGTAGCGGATCTTGTACTTGATGACCGAGTGGATGTTCGTCGAGAGGATCCGGAACGCGAAGTGCGAGACCAACCCCGTCCGCACGTCCCACCGCAGGCGCGTGACCTTGTGGTCCTGCCACTTCGAGGTGTTCCAGACCGCCGTGTTCACGCCGCTCGTCAGGGTGGGGTCGTCCTCGGCCCCGACGGCGTTGAGGTAGTCACCGATCTTCGGCGCGACCGTGCCCGCCGGGGAGAACTCGGAGCTGTAGTCCGCGGCCCACTGCAGCTCGACCTCGTTGTTGCCCTGGGTGATGGTCTCGATCTCGACGGAGAGCACGCGCTTCTTGATGCTGTCGTCCCCGAAGTCCATCCAGATGGACTGCCAGATACCCTGAGGGGGCGCGGAGGGTGAAGGCGTCACCACTGTCGCCTGCGGGGTCGTGACGTACGGGAGCGCGTCTCCTGCGGCATTCCGTGCGGACCAGACCTGAAGCCCGTAGCCCGGGTACAAGTTCTGGCTGATGCGGCTCGGGAACGTCCCGAGGATGAAGTTGCCGTTCTTGTCCGCGGCGATCTGCGTGAACCGCCAGTCGAACACCGACCCCTCCGTGGCGGTCGAGTAGCGCAGCGCCCACTCGTTCACGAGCGGGGAGTACGCGGCCCCGTGCGTGTTCTCGGTGTTGCCGTCCACGGGGTAGTGAACCCAGTACTCCTTCTCGCGGTCCGAGTACGCAGCCGTGGCGCGGCACAGCGCGTTCTTCGAGATGCGCGACAGCTCCTTGTTGAACCGGAAGGAGATGTCCTGGACCTCGATGGAGGCGCCCCCTCGGAGGCCACCGCTGACGAGCTGCATCCCGTCCTGGTTCATGAACACCACGCCAACCCCGGGGACGAGGCGGATGGTATTCGTCGCCGTGGTGCCGATCGTCTGGTTGATGTTCGTGCAGGTGTACCCATCGCCGGTCGAGTTCGTGAAGATGGCGTCGATGGCCTTCTCGCGGAAGACGAGGAGCACGTCGTAGTACGGGAACAGGGCCGTGATGTGGCCGCCGTCGCGCACCCCGACGTCGAAGTAGCTCGAGGCGGGGAACTGCTCGGGCAGACCCTGCGCAGAGTAGATGACCTGGGTCGGGTTCGTATCCCCGCCCGCCAGCCACATGTTCCCGTTCCACGCCGTCCCGTACTTGTACCCCGAGGAGATGGCCGTCGAGTCTTCCGCCGTCGGGGCGGGGAGGACGAGCTCGTTGTCGGGGATGCAGTCCAGGTACTGGCGCGTGGTGTTGTCGTTGATCTGCGTCAGGAAGTAGTAGATGTCCCCGGCGCCGGTGAGCCCGTCCTTCTTGTTCTTCGTGCGGTACAGGCGCTGGGCCACGGTCCCGTCAGGGCCCGGCTCAAGACCCTGCACCATGACCCCGTACTTCCGCGCGTTCGCGGTTGCCATGCCCGAGATCGGCTCGTCGGCGTTCGTCAACAACGTCCAGGCGACGTTGGCCGGATCGCTGACCGGGGATTCGCTTCCCGTGTCAGTTACGTAGGTTCTACGGTAGGAGTAATAGTTGACAGACCCCTTCGCCGGGTCCCCGAGCCCGAGGTAGTCCGAGGCAGCGAACTGCACAGCCATCCCGAGGAGGTCGTTGTTGGTGCTGTCGCCCGTCCCGGGCCCCACCTGCTGGTTGTAGTCGACCTGCACAGCGGCGCAGTACGGCGTCGGGGTGCGCAGGGTGAAGCCGAAGGGCTCTACCTTGCCGCGGCCCCACCATTTCAGCATCTGGTCGTGCCCGTTCAGCAGCAGGGCGAAGCGCCCGTACGGGACGAACTGCGTCCCCGGCTCGTCGACTCGGGGGTCGTGGCGCCCCGTCGCCAGGACGACCTTCCGCGAGGTTGCGGTCCCGATGTTGCCGTACTCGTAGAAGAGCTCGCCGTTGCGCTCCTGGACGTAGTACTCCTCGGAGCCCGAGTGCCGGGACCACACGGCGAGGAAGCGGCACGGCGCCCGGGCCGAGGCCAGCTCCGCCGCGGTCAGGCCGAACGTCAGCGGGGTCCCGGTGGACGGGTACTTGATGAGCGGCTCCCACCCGCGGTCGCACCGCCACCCGCCATCGGGATCGTACCGGTAGTTCTGGACGTTGACCCCGGCGTTGTCCACGCCGAAGTAGCGCTGGTCGATACCGCCGGCGACGACATCAGGAAGGGCTACGGTCTCCATTCAGTTCAGTCTCCGCAGCGAGGCCGGGTCAAACGGGGAGAACGTCCGGGTCATGCCGCCGAACTGCCCGCGAACGAGGTCGATGTCGACGCTGTCGACGTACCGCTTCTGAAGGCGCTTGATCTCGGTGTCGTACTTGCGCTGGTAGTTGTTCGCCTGCGCCAGGTTGTCGTGCTTCGAGTAGATGTCGTGCAGGACCTTGTAGACCACGAGCTGGTGGAACTCGATGGGGAACTCGGGCGTGTCGGTCTGCAGTCCCATGCGGAACGGCTTGCGGTAGTAGCGACATTCCCACTGGCGGAACTGCCGTTCCACAGCGTTGTTCACCGTCGGGTCCGCAGTGCCCGCGGCCCACAGGTACGTGAAGTCCGCGCCGATGGGCCGGGGGTACGGACGGAAGCGGAGGTGCAGACCGTCGTAGTCGATGTACCGTTTGCTGCCGGGGTTCATCTGCGACAGGTCGTTGATGACGAAGTTCGACGCGGTGTCTGCGGCAATCACCGCGTCGGGCGCGGAGTTCAACCCGGGGGTCGCAGGGTAGATCGTCGTGCTTCCCCTCGTCACTTCGCGCCACACCGGCAGGCCCGCGTTGCGGACCCCCGTCGTGCGGTTGAAGTTCTGGTTGAAGTAGACGCGCTTCTTCAGCCCCTCGAACTGGTTCATCTCCTGGTGGATCGTGTTCACGAAGGCGGGGGCGGCGGCGGCGACCCCATCCCACGTCAGGAAGTTCACGACGATGCCCGTCGTGACGAGCCCGGTGATCGCGATGATCTTGCTCTCCGACAGGGCCCCGACCTTCTTGCCGCCGTCCGCGAGGAAGGCCCAGCAGAGCTCAAGGTACGTCCCGACGGGGATGGTACCGGCGATGCCGACCGTACTAAGGGAGCACGTCTCCGCCGGCGGCACGTTGCTCGTCCCGTAGGGGATGTAGCACTGGCTGTAGAAGTTGGTGAAGTCCTCGCGGAGGTTCATGTCCTCCTCGCGACGGGCCGTGATCGCGCGGACCGCACCGTACGGCGGGAGCTTCCCGACCGCGGGGGTGTCCTTGTGAACCAGCCCGAGGATCTCGATGGCGTCGGCGGGCAGATCGTAGAAGCGGTGCTTGATGATCCACGTGGAGTCCAGCGCGACCGTCGTTCCGCGGAACGGCTCGCGGAGGATGAGGCCCACGGTCGCGGTGATCGCGTCGATGGTGTAGTCCCCGCCCTGGATCTCGATGATCTGCCCCTCCCACTGGTAGGGGAAGGATTGCAGCGCGCGGATCGGATTGCTGAACGCGACATTACGGCGGTTGTTAGTAACGTTCGCGGTGATCGTGGTCCCGTCGGGCTGGGCGGGTACGAGGTCCGGCCAGATGTCGAGGAAGATGACCTTCTGCGCCCACTTCCAGCGCTTCTCGGTCCAGATGGCGTTGTACGCGTCGTTGATGAGCAGGTCGACCTGCTCGTCGTACACGGCCAGCTCAGGGGAGTAGTCCGTGATGGACTTGATCTTGTTGCGGATCTCGGTCAGGTTCACGGCTACCCCCTCCAGATGCAGAGCAGGCGGCGCAGGAAGAAACCCCCTGCGCCGCCCGATTGACCGACGGCTACTTCAGCAGATCAGAACTGCTTGTAGACCCAGACGGGGCCGACGTTGACCGGTGCATCCACGGCGAGGGCCGTGCCGCACACCACGATGGATGCACCGGTGGCCACGCCCGCACGACCGGCCACAGCGGCCCCGGCCGACAGGGGCGACCCTGCGACGACCGCACCGTCGACGTTGGCCGTCTCGGCGTAACCGCTGACGACGACCTCAACGGGCTGCGGCGAGGTCGCCGTGCCCGTCACGCTCTTCAGCGCCACACCGGCGCACAGGGGGTTACCCGTAGCGACGACGCCGGTCTGCGCCACGAATGCGACCCGGGCCGCGCCGGTCTGGGTCGTGTCGAACATGACCCAGTCGCCCGCCACGATGGCCCCTGCAGTGAGGAACGTCTCGACCTGACTGCGGTTGCTGATGCCGCCGCCGAGCTGAACATCGGCGCCGGTGGTGACCGACTTGCCGGTGGTCTCGAGGTACTGAACCAGAGTAGAGGTAGCCATTTTAGAACGTCTCCCCGGCGAAGAGCACGGCGCAGGACGCCAGGTTGTCGGCGATGAGCTGGCCCTTCCAGTAGATCTGGGCGGACCGAGCGGTGGTGCCGGGGATGTACTCGAACGGGGAGACCGCGAGGTCGCCGTCGGAGTGCATGACCAGCTTGATGCCGTCGAAGTTGATGAAGTACATCGTGTTCGCGAGGCCGGTGTCGGTAGCGGTACCGATGGGCATGAACACGTCCTGGACGACCGCGGCGTTGCCGAAGGCGAGGGACATGTAGCCGGCGTTCAGCTGCTTCTCGTCGATGTAGCGCTCCTGGTTGAAGAGCGCGCGGCGGTAGTTCGCGTACCCGGCCTCGGTCGCGAGGATGAGCTTGATCTCACCCATCGGCGCGCGAGCCGAAGTCTCGGCCGCGATCTGCTGCATGCCGCGGATACCATCGGTACCGAAGCCCGCGGCGGCGCTGAAGCTGCGGTTGAAGAGACCGTTGCCGTCCGGCACGAGCGAGCGGGCGAGGCCGCCGACCGTGTTGGTCTGGCCCGCGGCAGTCGGCGCACCCTGCTGGAGGAAGCCCGTGGTGGCGCCGGAGAGGGCGTCACCGCAGAGGCTGCCGAGGCTGGTGAGCACGGCGCTGTTCGCGGCGACGAGCTGCTTGTTGATCTCGCGGCGGAGCATGCCCATGACGTTGCGCATGCGGGCTTCGACGATCTTGACGATCGCCTTCTCGCCGGCGTTCTCGAGCTCTTCCTTCTTCGTGATGACGATGGGCGCCACGAAGTCAGACCACTCGTAGAGAGCGGGCTGCATCACGTCCTGCACCGCGAGGGACACGGGCTCGTAGCCGGTCGCGAGCTGGGTGATGGTGGAGTGGTTGGACACAGCGAGGGGACGCTGGATCTTGATGCCGCCGTCCTCGTACTCGATGCCGCCGAGGCGCTTCGCGAAGTCCAGGAAGGGGACACGCTGGAAGAGCTCGTCGACTTCGCCATCTCGGATGGAGAAGAGCGTGGAGCTCAGGAGTTCGTTGCTGATGGGCACGGTGGGTGCTCCTTGAAGAAGTGGAGGTGAACGTCTTCGGGTGGCCTACCGGCTCCGCTCTCCCAGTTTCGCGGCAGGGTGTCCCGTCAGGGGTCCGCCGCAACAGTCGGGAGGAGTTGCACTGCATGCAGGATAGCACGATTTCGGCGGTCTTAGCGGCGACTCTTCTTTCCCACGCAGCCCCACTTCTTGCGAGACAGGTTGTTCGGGGTGTTGGGATCGTTGCGCTTCTCGGGGCTCAGCCCCTTCTTGATGCCGGCGGACCGCGCGCAGTAGCTGTCGCCCTTCGAGGTTCCAGGCGAAACAGTCGCGCCGACCTGACCGTAGCGCACCGTCTTGGTGCGCCCGGTCTCCGGGTTCTTCACGACCTTCTTGCTCGCCTTCTTCATGGGCTACTTCGCTCCGTTCGTCTTGTGCCACTGGTACGCGGTCCACGCATCCTTGAACTTCGGAGGGGCGGCGTTGCGCACCGCGTTGCCCGTCGAGGTCTTCATCAGGGTCTCGCGCTGCGTGGCCACGGCCGCGACAGACTGCTGCCGCGTGAGCTGGCCCTTGACGATGTAGTACGCGTCCTCGAGCTTGAGCTCCGGCCGCTCCATGAGGAGACGGGCCACCGGCATCCGCACGTCGTCCGAGGTGAGGTCGGGGTGCTGGCTCTTGAACGAGTCGAGCGAGACCTGCCGCTTCTGGACTTCGAGGTCCTGCTGCAGAGGGGCGAGCATCTGCTGCATCATCTGCGCAGCCTGCTTCTGGATGCGCTCCTGCATCCCCTCCTCCGACCAGGGGTCGTGCTGCAACGGCGCGGCGGCCTGCTCCTGCACCTTCTGGGCGAACTCGGACTTGGTCATCAGCTCGCGGTCCCGGGCCAGGGACACGCGCTCCTGGTCCAGCTGCTCCTTGAGCTGCGCGAGCTCCTGGGTCTTCTGCGTGTACGAGGCGCGCAGGTTGCCGACGAGCTTGCGGCCGTTCTCGGGCAGGTGCTCCAGGATCTTCTTGTAGTCGGGGAGTCCCTTGTGGCCCCCCTTCAGTTCAGGGTGATCGTCGTACCCGGCCCCGACGAGCTCGGACAGGTCAATGTCCTCGAGCTCCTGTTCGACGGCCCCGTTGGCGGGGGTCGCGACGACAGTCTCGGAGGCCGGTGCGACGGTCGTGGCGACCGGCTGCGTAGCGGCGAGGGTACTCATGGGTTCACATCCTCTCGGCGAACAGGGTGTTCATCTTGGACTCGGACATGTCGTCCTCTTCTTCGGGCATCTCGGACTTGGGGGCCTCTTCCGCGCCCATCTCTTCCTCGCCCGGGCCGGACACCTTGCGCTTCAGGAAGCGCTTCAGGCCGGGGGACTTGGCCGCCATGCCGATGCGACCCGCCAGACCCTGCAGCCCGGCGTCGTCCGTGATGATGGTCATGTCGATGTTCGCGTCCTCGGGCAGTACGCCCTCGGTGACGGCGTCCCCGATGGCCTTGCTGAACATGGTCAGCAGTCGCATGAAGGCGACGGGGAGAGAGGTCTGCGTCTCGCCGCCGAACTTCGGGTACGCCTCGGTAATGCCGAAGATGGGCAACAGGCGGTTGGTCGCGTCGACCAGGGAGTTGAGCGCCTTGCCGCTGAACCGCCCCTTGGGGGCCGCAGTCTCGTAGAGCTCGTCCTCCTTCTCGGCCACGTCACCCTGCCGGGTCATGGCCGCGGCCCGCATCTCTTCGATGTTCATCTTTTCGTCGGGGGTCATGCGGACTCCTTAGCGTCGTGAGTAGCGGCCTGCTCGAGCATGGCCTTAGCTGGGAAGGTTTCGGTAACTGCGCGGGTCTTGTCCCCGCCGAAGGCCTTGAGATTGCTCGTGTAGGTGGCGACGAGCGCGTCGTGCTCGCGCTTCTCGCGCTGCTTGCCCGCGGTGAACGTGTCCTCGAAGGCTTCGCCTCCCAGGTCCTTCACGTTGATCTTCCCGCGGGAGTGCATGATGCGCTCCTCCTCCCGCTTGTCGGACACGCGCTGGCCCGCCGAGTGCGAGAAGAACCCGTCGCCGCCCAGACCCTGGCGCCAGCCCCCGCTCCACAGAGTAGCCATCTTTGCGGGGGCGCTCAACTCACGCTGGGCTTCGGCCCCGCACACGCAGAGGATGGGGGCCCCCGCCTTGGCCAGGACCTCGAAGGTCCCGTGCTCCCTGCAGGTCGCATCGTACAGAGGCATTACGCACCCCCGATGACAGTGGAGACCGCGGCTTCGGGGGTGGGTGCCGCTGCCTCTGCCATCGGGGCTGCCGCTGCCGGCGGAGGCTCAACCTCGTTGAAGGTCTCGGGCAACCCGAACAGGCGCACGACCTCTTCGCGGATCTTGTCGACCGACACTCCGAGCGACGGGAGCATCGGGAGCAGCTGCATGATCTGCTGCTTCTTCAGCACGTCGGTCATCGGGGTGCCGCCGCCGTCCGTCGCGTAGAAGGTCCAGTCCGCGTCGAGCTTCTGCACGCTGGCCATCCGCGCGCCGTCCTCGGTCGCGACGACCGCGGTCTCGCCGTCGTCGATGAGGGGGATCAGCATGCGGACGTAGAGGTTGGTCGCCTGCTCGATGACCATGTCGCGGTCGCGGGCCATCTTGCCGAGCTCGTTCGACGTGTACTGCATGAGCGCGGTGACCTCGGTCGCGGTCGCCTTGCTCGCTTCCCCGCGGGTGAAGCCTGCCGTGAGGCTGCTCTTCTGCAGGTCCTGCTCGATGTAGTTGAGGTACACGCCGTGGTTGCTGCTCAGGGCCGGGACCTCAACCACGCGGATGAGTCCTTCGAGCGTGTCGCTGTCCGTGGGGATCATCGCGCCGTCGATGCCGGACGTGATCTTGGACAGGGCCTCTTCGTCGAAGGCCCCCTCACGGTAGATGAACTGGCGGCTGTCGCGCCGGACCGCGTTCGCCCAGAACGTGCGGAGGATGTTCTTCTCGAAGACCTGATCGTAGATGCGGGCCATCGCGGAGTAGCCCTCCATCGGGCGGTCGGGGCGACGGGAGAAGTAGAAGGGCACGAGGTTGGACAGCGGCCGCCCGTCGAAAGTCAGGACCGGGATGGCCGCCTTCTCGAGGAGCTCCTGCCCGGACTTGTAGTGAGAGGACCAGAAGGTCAGCTCGTTGTTCACGAAGTCGTACATCTCGACGACCTCGATGTACAGGTACTCGTTCGGCAGGTCCGCGTTGTCGCCGTAGCTGCGGTACGAGCGGTCGGTGTTGCGCTCGTAGTCGGTGAAGTAGTCCTTCTGCGGAGCGCCCACGAACTTCTTCGCCCCGAACTTGTCCACGGCTTCGTCGATCGGCAGGTAGTAGACGTGCCCGATGAAGCGGCTGTCTTCCCAGGCGGCGGCGTCGCGGTCGACGATGACCTGCCACGGGGGGACAGCCCGCATGGCGACCTTGCCCAGAAGGGTGGAGCTCTCACGGGGCGCGAGCTTCAGGAAGCTGTTCGTGTAGATGAGCGCCATGCGGCCGGCGTTCTCGATCTGCTGCCGCGCGTTCTTCAGCCAGTCGTTGGAGACCGTCTTCGTGAAGACCGCGTCGCCCTTGCCGCTGATGTCGGGGCCCACCTCGATCGACGGGTACTTCGTGAAGAGGCTGCCCATCACGGACTCGATGGCCGCGTAGCCGTCTGCCGTCTCGACGCGGATGCTCGTGTCCGCGGTCGTGAAGGAAGAGTCCTCGTAGAACCGGGTCAAGTAGCTATTGCGATACTTGCGCATCGACGGGCGCAGGTCGTCCCAATAGTCCTGGTGCTGCTGCAGTGCGGCCCGGATGAACTGGATTCTGTCTTTTTCGGTGCGTGCCATGCGGCCTCACAGTATCACGAGTTGAGTCAGTATCGGCGGTGCTCGGGCTTTCCCGCGCCTTTCTGCGCGTCGCGGACCTTTCGCTGCACGAGCCAGTCGGGGAGGAACGGGGCCTGGGAGACGTGGACCGTGGCCACACACTGCAGCGCCAGGGCCAGGGCGATGACAGTGTCGCCGTGGTGGATGCCGTTGCGCGGGCAGAAGGGGTTGCCCCGGTCATCGACCTTGAAGGACCGCAGCTCCCCGATGGTGAAGCTGTCCAGCTGGCTGATGCGCCCGCGGATGATGGCGTCCTTGACGCCCTCGAGCATCTTCGGCTTGTTCGCGGCGTTGGTCGTCCAGTACTTGCCGTCTCCGTCGGTCCACTGGGGGATCCCGGTCTGTCGGAGTTCGGCGCAGAGGACGCCGCCCCAGGTGCCGTTGCTCTCGACGAGGACCTTGGCCCCGTTCCACTTCCGGCTCGCGTCGGCCACGACCTCGGCCCACTCGGTCGGGGTCTGGCTGTTGCTGCGGCGGACGTCGACGACCTGGTGGGTCGAGGCGCTGATGACGACGATGGCAGAGTTGTCCCCGCCCGTGCCCGCCCCGACGTCGACCCCGATGGCGTACTTGTCGCGCGGGTCGACCTTCGCCAGCACCCCGCCGGTGACCTCCATGCGCAGCGCGGTCAGGCCGACGAGCTGGTCTGCCGAGATCCAGGCCCCGTCCACCTGGGCGTAGGCCTCCTCGACGGTGCGCGGGTACTCCCGCTTGAACTTCGTCTCGCCGATCTTCCCGACCTGGACGGACATCCAGTACTGCTGGCCCGCGGTCAGGTCGCTGCCGGAGTCACACTCGAACTCCGGGGGCGGCTCGATCGTGTACTCCGCGTGCTCCGTCCACGGGAAGAACAGGAAGTTCCAGGCCACCAGGTCCGCTTCCCAGAGTTCGACCTGCTTGTGGACGGCGTCCCCGTAGTAGTTCGCGGTCGACTCGATGACGAGCTGGTTCCCGTTGAGCGCCGCGGTCGCGGTCGCGAGGAGCTCGTCCGTGTGGTCGCTGAAGGCGAACTCGCTGATGTGCACGCCGGTGGCCGTGAAGGACCGAAGCCCCCCGTCGCCGCCCGCGCTCGCGGCCCAGAGCTTCGCGCCCGTGTCGGCCAGGACCATCTCGGTGGTGTTGTCCACGAGGAGCTTGCGGCGGAGGATCGCCGGCAGGTGCGCGACCATGAACTTCGCGATCTGGAAGAGGTGCTTCGACGAGTCGAGCTTGTGCGAGAGGATGACGTAGGTCTCGGCAGACGGGGCGGTCAGCCACCGCCACACCCAGAACGCCACGCACGCCGTGCTGCTGCCGATCTGCCGCGCCTTCAGGACGAGCGTGTCGTCACCCGCGGCCAGCGCCTCGATGAGCTGGATCTGCTCGGCGTTCAGCTTGAGCCGCTGCTTCGCGCCCTTCTTGTTGATGATGCTCAGCCGCGAGCAGAACTCGACCGGGTCGGACAGGATGCTCCGAAGCTCACTTCTCGCCAGCGTCATCGCGACTCCGCATCCACACGCCGAGCTCGGCGATGGTCCCGTCCTCCGGCGTCGCCTTCGTGGCGATGCGTTGACCGACGGTCGCGAGGATCTCCGAGGCGCGGAGCATGACGGCGTAGGGGACAGGGGCAGGGGCGCCGCCCAGGATGTTGTTGTTCTTGTCCATCCGGGGCTGGCTGCCACGCCCTTCGGCCAGCTCGATGAGGACGCGGCTCGCGACCTCGACGGAGCGCTTGAGGTTGTGGTCCTGCGCCTCGATGACGAGATCGTCCCGCCGCTTCCACTCCGCCTGCCAGGCGGGGCTTTTG